GAAGATTTCTTGACCAAAGAAAATCATAATAAATTCAGAGTTTTATTCATAGATGAGGCACAAGATTTATCTTTGTTGCAGTGGGAAATGGTAAGAAAGATTTGGAACCGTGCAGAAAAAACTTACATAGCTGGTGATGATGACCAAGCAATATTTAAATGGGCAGGTGCAGACGTAGATCACTTTATTGCACTCAAAGAAGAAGTAGATGATATTAGAACGTTAGATCAATCTTATCGTATACCCGGAGGACCCATACACGAACTATCACAAAAAATTATAGGTCAGGTGCAAAATAGATTTGACAAAGAATATAAACCAAGAACAGAAGAGGGAGTTTTACATAGATACTCTGACATTACGCAGGTAGATATGTCTGAGGGTAATTGGTTAGTATTATCTTCTGCAAACCATTTTTTAGATTCAGTTAAAGAAGTATGTGAGCTGCGGGGTTGGTATTATTCTTTCAAAGGACGTAATTCTATATCATTAAAATTATTATTAGCATTAAACAACTGGGAGTCTTGGCGTAAGGGTGACTTACTAAATCACCTGGAAATAAAAAATATTTATGAATACCTTGGATCAAATGTATTAGAGGGATTTAGAAAAGGTAAAACATTACACTCTGAAGATAAATATACTTTAGAAGAATGTAAAAAAGATCACGGACTAATTACAGATAAAGTTTGGTATGAAGCATTTGAAGGACTGGATCCTATCACAGAGAATTACATTCGTAATATGAGGGCGAATGGTGAAACGTTAAATAAAAATCCTCGTATATTAATGTCAACAATACACGGAGCGAAAGGAGGTGAAGCTGACAAAGTCTTATTGATGCAAGACATAACGAATGCAGCACTCGAAACATTTAGTCACGACCCGGATGAATTACATAGATTATTTTATACCGGAGCGACGAGAGCGAAGCGTGAATTGCACGTCTTGGATCCAAGAGATTTTGATAAGGCTTACATACTATGAAAAAACTATACAAAGAACTCAAGAAAAAAGGTGTAATAAATGACAAGGTAAAACTTGGTGATGTTTGGAATAAACAGCACGGAGGAAGTCACTACCAAAAATATGTCATACAGCCCAGTAAATTCGTAGTTGAGAACGAGTTGCTTTATCCGGAAGGATGCGCTATAAAATATATAATCAGGCATCGAGATAAAGGCAAGAAGCAAGACTTGTTGAAGGCCATTCATTTTATCGAGATGATAATTGAAAGGGATTATAAGTGAGAAGCACACAGATACCTCTGTTTACACCAGAGACAGAATGGGTTATGCCAGAAGAGCTAAAAGATCTTCGAGGCGCCAAAGAAATAGCAATCGATTTAGAAACCAATGATCCACATTTAAAAGAGCTAGGCTCTGGTAATGTCACCGGAAAAGGGCACATTGCTGGCATTGCGGTGGCCGTAGAGGGCTGGTCAGGGTATTTCCCTATACAACACGAGTCTAACGGCAATATGGACAAAAAACTGGTATTTTCGTGGTTGCAGGATATGTTTAATCAAGAAGATACCACCTTCATATTTCACAATGCGATGTATGATATCTGTTGGTTAAGATCTGCAGGTCTTACTATCAAAGGTAAAATTGTAGACACAATGATAGCAGCGTCTTTGATTGATGAGAATAGATTATCTTATCAATTAAATACATTGTCTAGACATTACATTGGTATGGGTAAAGATGAAAGTATTCTTAATGCAGCTGCAAAAGAATATGGCATTGATGCTAAAAAAGATATGTGGAGATTGCCTGCAATGTTTGTAGGTCAGTATGCAGAACGTGATGCAGAGTCTACACTTAAACTTTGGAAACGATTAGAAACAGAATTATACCAGCAGGAGCTGTGGGATATATTTAACCTGGAGACAAAACTATTTCCGTGTCTGGTTGATATGAGATTCAAAGGTGTAAGAGTTGATTTAGAGAAAGCAGATAACATTAAAAAATCTTTAATACACAAAGAGAAAAAAATATTAGCCAAGATTAAAGCATTGACTGGAGTTGATGTAGAAATAATGGCAGCTCGTAGTATTGCAAAAGCATTTGATAAATTAAAACTTCCGTACGATAGGACAGAGAAAAGTAAAGAGCCAAGTTTTACAAAAAACTTTTTACAGAATCATCCACACGAATTACCAAAAGCAATTGCTGAAGCAAGAGAACTTAATAAAGCTCACAGCACATTTATAGATTCTATAACTAAACACGCAGTTGATGGTAGAATACACGCAGATATAAATCAAATTAGATCTGATAGTGGTGGGACCGTGACAGGTAGATTTAGTATGTCTAATCCAAACTTGCAGCAAATACCTGCAAGACATCCAGAACTTGGTCCATTAATTAGATCTATATTTATTCCAGAAGAAAAGCATACCTGGGGGTCTTTTGACTACTCACAACAAGAACCTAGAATTTTAGTACACTATGCAAAACTACAAAATTTAGCTGGTGTTGATGAAATTGTAGACGCATACAAGGCCGGAGACGCCGATTTCCATCAGGTCGTAGCAGATATGGCGGGCATAGAAAGAAAGCAGGCTAAGACGATTAATTTAGGTCTGATGTATGGAATGGGTAAAAATAAATTGATGGCAGAACTAGGTTTGATGAAAGAGTCTGCAGAAAAATTAATAAAACAATATCACACGAAAGCTCCATTTGTAAAACAATTGATGGATAATGTTTCACGTAAAGCAAATGATAGAGGTAAGATTAGAACTTTGTTAGGACGTGCGTGTCATTTCGATCGTTGGGAACCAGTTCAATTTGGTGTACATAAATCATTACCATTAGAAGAAGCAAGAAAAGAATATGGTGAACCATTGAAACGTGCATTTACATACAAAGCTTTAAATAAATTAATACAGGGTAGTGCGGCTGATATGACTAAAAAATCTATGGTAGCTCTTTATGAAAATGGTATAATACCTCACATACAAATTCACGATGAAGTGGATATTTCTGTTGAGTCTCCAGAAAAAGCGGAAGAGATAATCAGCATAATGGAATCAGCAGTAGAATTAAAAGTTCCAAACAAAGTGGATTATGAACAAGGAGAAAACTGGGGCGATATTAAATAATGGCTTATTTAAATGCTAACATACCTATCATAGAGTGTTACGTACGAGGAAACTATCTTAGAGATCAGAAAGATTCACACGATAAATATTTTGAAGTTGGTATATTTGGATTTAGTTCTATACCAAACCAAGTCCCATTGTTTCATTTCTTAATGGAAGATGGTGGTTTGTGGTGGCGAGCACCTATATCTGCATTTTGTAAAGAACCGGGAGTTAAAGAGCTACCTCTTGATGAATTAGTTATGTGGGACAGCTTTAGTTATAATGTATCTGTTACTACATTCTATGAAATAGCTGGCTGCACAATGCAATACACATCTAGAAGAAAAGTAAAAAGAAAAGGCAAGTATCTATTTACTATTGATTGGTGTGCTGGTGATTTTAATGAATTAAACTTTGGGTATTCTGAAAAACCAGACCAGCATAAATGTGGCCACGTTATTGAATTAGAGGACGGAAACTACGCAATACAGCCAAATAATAGACTAAAAATTTATGACCCAGCTATGGGAATAAACCCACACGAAAATGCAATAAACAGACTAGTTAGCACCAGAAAATGGTCTGTTGAAAACTCTGCAAAATGGATCACTGACGAACACGAGCAAGGATCCTACGACTACATCTTAAAAAACATAGACGAAAACAAAGAATAAATATATAATACTTGGCTATGAATATAGAGGTAGCCAGGAATGAATTATTATTTTACAGGGATATTAATTATACTACTTGTCCTAATGGCTTTCTTTATGGAACCAGGGTACATACCTAGATGAGCAAGAAACCACTAACCATATCTGAATCCGCTGCCGTGCAGATGCCGATGAAGACGGTTGCCAGCCTAATAATAATCGTGGCACTCGGCACGATGGGATATTTTCAGATTGTTGAGAGACTAAACATAGCTGACACTAGACTTCAATTGATGGAGAAAGACTTGGAAGAAAATACAGAATTTAGAATCAAATGGCCACGGGGCCAACTTGGAGCGTTGCCCGCAGATAGCGAACAATTTATGATGATCGAAGATCTTTATAAGACTACGGACAAGTTAAACTCACACATAGAATCAATGGCATTGAACAAAGTAAACATAGAATTTTTAAGAAAACAAATGGATAAAGTTTTAGTAGACATCGAAAAATTAAAAGATGCAAACAGAGAAATGAAATACACAAACGGGAGCTCACAATGATAGAGTCTGTGGTAGCCCTGCTGATGTTTGTAAACGCCGAAATTAAGGAGGCACGTTTGCAAAGCTCAATGGCCGAATGTCTTCGCGGTAAGAGGCACGCGGAGCGCCAGTATTCAGAATCTGTTATGTACAAATGCTGGAAGGGTAAAGCAGAATTAGAGGACAATATTGACGGTAGTAAGAGTATCAAGAAATTGATAATAGACTAGAATGTCAAAATTTTTTAAATTCAAAGCAGAAGTTGTTCCAGGTAAATGTCCTACCTGTGAAGAACATACTTTATTAGTTGGACTTACAAAAGAATATTATAGATGTATGACTTGTGGTGCTGATCTAGAACAACACATAAACGGTAAGATAAGTTACATACCAGCGGTACATCTTAATACGCTGAAATCAGACTTAGATAAGTATTTCGGCGATGGCGAAAATTAAAGGATTTTTAAACAAGGTTGCGCACGAACCTGTGTTTCACAAAACGAGTATAGGTCGTAAACCTAGCCTTACAAAAATGAACAAATCCCGCCGGCGTAGTTTTAAAAAATACCGCGGCCAGGGGAAGTAATGTTAAAGTTTTATTTATGGTTAATGGGTTGGTCAGGTAAAT